TTCACCAATATAACGGGAATAGATCAGATAAGCTAAAACAAATCTTATGCCTTTATGATAGATAGTATTACCATCACAATTAACGAATGATGTCCCTGCCAATAATTTTACATTTTCCGCAGTTGATCCGTTATATTGCAAATCCTGTAATAATGCAACACCAAGTAGATCACGCAATTCAGTATTCTCAACTTCAGTTTCAATTTGAGCAAATTTTGTTTGATTATTTGCAGAAATTTTCTTATAAGTTATTTGTTGATTATACGTTATTAATGCAGTTGCTGGCATAGTACTATTTTGTTAATATTTTTTGTGCTGTAATTGTATCAAAACCAAATATTTCTTCCAACATTGTAACACCTGAATTATATGAAGTTATCCCTGATGCAACACTTTGTTGAATTTGTAATAACGCTTGTACTCCTCCAACTGATCCTTTTAATGTGCTTTGTGACTCTAATTTTTTGGCTAAAATTGGATCATTTTCAGATACATTTTCTACTTCAAATTGTTGTAAATTAACTTCTTTTATTTTCCAGTTAGTATTATTTTTTAATAACGGATTTACGCTATTTGAAAATATTTCTTTGAATGCTTGTTCAATTTCAACCCGGTCATCAACTGTCATTGAATTATAAAAATCTACGGCGGTTTTAAATGCTTCTCCGCTTGTTGTACCAAGTTTACCTGCCTCGTAATCAATAAGAATTTCAGGAACAGATCCAACCGATTTTCTGATATTATTCTGTAACGCACGTTCCCATTTTTCAAATAAATCGGCATTAACGTTTGATTCTATTTTATCAATCGCGAAAGCTCCATTTTTCTTTATTTCTCCGGTAGTTGGATCAATTTCATCTTCAAGTAGTAAAACGTTATCAGAATCAGCACCCAAAAATCCTTTTATTGAATCTGACAATTCTTCTCTTTCATCTTCATTCTCTGGTGATTGTACTCTAAAAACAGTCTTATCGAACATACCATTTCTTATCTGTCTATTCTTGAAAATAGAAATTTGTGATTCTGTGTCACAATCCAAATATGTAGTATCAAAAGGTGATAACGGATAAATGTATAAATCGTCTAAGAATAAAGAATAAATTTGTCCGTTATAACTACCTATGTCTTCGCCAACCAAAGCATTGAAAACTGTTTCATTTAGATTGAATGAATCATAGATTTTTATATCGCATTTGTTAAAATTACGATCTCTGGCTGTTTTAATATCCGGGTCTTTTTCCCAGTTTATGTGACTTAATAATTTTGCGTTATACCCTTTATCATCTTGCTTGTTAAACCTGATATACTTAAATGGCATAATACAAGCCGAAACAATCTCTCTGTCTCTATTAACGTTAACATGAATATATGATCCGTTATTTAACGCAATTGATTTGCTCACTTGCGATAACAAACGTTTTAATGTAATATCTTTATATTTAGAATCTTTGCCGACTACAATATTATTTATTTCTTCATTTTCAAAACCTTGTCCGAATAAAAACCGGCTATATACTTTTGATATAGATTTTGCTGTAATTGATGAGTTTACAATTTTTTCGATGATTTGTGGATAATCATTATTCTCGCCAAATTTGATAATACCTTTGACGTTATCAATTGTAATTGATTTATCTATCTTTGTTGTAAGCCTTTTATCAACTTCTCTATTGAGTAATCTCATGTTTATTTTTTAGCTTTTTTTGATTTCGATAAATTAGTATTTTTTTTTATTTCCGGTATGATTTCTTCGGATTTTTTTTCTTCGATAATTTCTACGTTTACCGGTTTTGTGTTTTTTGAAATATATCCATCAGGTAATTTTATAAAATCTGATTCATTAATCAAATTTTTTTCAAGCAAATCAATCGCTTGCTTATCCGTTATGTAAACATTACTGTAATGTCTACCTGCCCTGTGAATATATTTGTTGCCATTCCAATTTGGGATGCACGTTCTTTGTTTTGCTTCTTCAAGATTAATTGCCATTTCTGTACCGTGTAATGTTATTTCACTATAATATCTTCGCATACATTTTACGCACCAACTGGGTTCTTGTCCGTTATTAAATAACTGCGACCATGCCCATAAAAGATTAACAGAAAGGTCTGAATTAATAATATCTTCAAACCTTTCTTTTTTAATCTGTTCAACTATTTCTATTATGTTTCGTTTTGCCATTTAACGTTATGGTGTTACGACTAACAAAGATTCTAAATTAGCACGGGTAGTTGTATAATCTGTATCAAGATAAACATATTGAGAAAACGATTCTTCTTGTCCAGCCATAGATTTCATTTCGAATTTCCTTGCACCGTTAGAATCATTTTCCCGTTGTGTGTCCGCAGATTTAAATAACCCATTTTTAGCACCTAAGACAATAAATACACCTTCACCTGATGTTGTTTTATCCCTACGTTCTACTACAATAATTATATCGTTTAAGTTGTCAACGTTTGCTGTGTCTTCTGCCAAAACTTCAAATTGTTGCATAGAGAAAAAATGGCTATATTTATTTGGTCTATCATCAGCCTGTACAATATCAGCTCCAGCATTCAGCATTTTTCTAACACCCGTTAATTTATAACCTGCAATACCATTGCCAGTTAAAGTACTTTTTGTAATATCGGTTATTAGATTTGTGGAACCTGAATAAGTTATTGATATTGCCGAGCGATCAAATGCCCATGCCTCAACCTCCAAACCTCCACCTCGTGAAGTAGTACAATTGCTAACAATTGTTTTGGATATACCATCTGTACAAGCCATTAGTCAAGTCCCTCCAGAGTTGAAAGTGTAGTTGCATAATTCGTAACAAGTAACGTATATTCTGAATAAGATTCCTCTTGTCCAGTCATACTTTTGAATTCAAGTTTCCGTGATCCGTTAGAATCATTCTCTCTGATAGTATCGGATGATTTCCATAATCCGTTCTTTGCACCTAAAACTACAAAAACACCTTCTCCTGTAGCCGTTTTATCTTTGCGATTAACAACAATAACAACGTCATCCATTGCATCAACGTTAGCAATGTCATCGGCATCTACTTCAAACTGTTGCATCGAAAAATAATGGGCAAATTTATCAGGTCTATCATCAGCCTGAACGATATCAAATCCGCTGTTAAATAACTTCTTCACGCCTTTTATCTTATACGCCACACCACCATTTGCGTTAGCGATATTAGTTATCTTGTTAGGATAAGTATTATCGTAAGTTAATGTAACGTTTGCACGATTGAATGCGAAACATTCAACTTCAAGTCCTCCACCACGTGATTTTGTGCAGTCTGAAGTAATCGCTTTACCAATACCATCTGTACAAGCCATAATTAGTTCTTATCTATTAAGATGAAATACTGAATTTTCTGATTTCCTGTGCTATCGCCGCCGGCTGCATAAATCTTAACGTAAGGAGCAATAGGTGTTAGTGTAGCTGAAGAAACTGTTCTTGCAGAAGTTAACGTACTTGCGTGAAGGTTTAGACTTGATATTGTTGTCCAGTTAGAATTATCTAACGAACTGGATATCGTATAATGTCCTTCTGAATATGTTCCGGAAACCTTCGTCTGCTTAACCATAATCTTAGCTGTGTTACAGAAGTCTTTTATATACATAGTGTATGTGTTTTCACCAGATGCACCTGAAATTGTATCTGATGCACCACCCTTAACGCTAAATACCTGATCTGCGGTAATTGTTCTGTCTTGTGCGGAAATGGTATTACTTACCAACATCGCAAAAAAAACTATGATTATTGAAAAAATAAATCTCATTTTGTTTAAATTTTTAAATTAAATATATTGTGAAATATTGAGGGGAATTACACCCCTCAACTATAACGATTAATATGCACAAGCTAATTCGTATTCTAACAGATTTTTCTGGTCAATCTTAACTGCGATATCAATGTTCCAAGTCTTGTCTTTCTTGTCATAGAATGAATCGAAAGATGTTAATGATTCTGTATCGCTTGTACCAATCGGAATATTATTAATGTCCGTTAGAATAGCACGATGAGGAAGATACAATGTAACAGCATTATCGAAATAAGCCTGAATAAATCGGCTCCAGTCTTTGCGAACAATTACCGGTATTCCCCTGAAACTTAATTGTGGTGCAGCATTTTCAACCCGGTCTAACGTGAATTCGAAAGATTTGGTTTCATAAAAAGATAACAGGTTATGATATAAACCTTTTGTCAATTGAAATACAGGTGTACCTTCAAATGCTCTGTCGTCAACGTTTTCATACATTGCGACTAATGCGTTATATGCAGCATCAGCAGCTAATGCATTTTGTGCAGCATAGGTTACACCAGAATTCTCTGTTATTGTATGTCTGTAAGAAAGAGCCGCACCTGCTTGATCTGCAATAATCTGTTGCCATAAACCGTTAAGAGCGGTAAAGTATGCTTTTGTTGTACCATTTGTAAGATTACCTCCGTTAGCGACTGTATCTTCTGATGTATCACCTAATGAAGTAAATCTCAATATCATTTGCTTAATAGCATTTACAGCAGAATCCTGAATGAAAGCTAACATTTCATTGTCAATATCCTCCCATGTTCCAAGAGCTTTTTGTTTGTTTTTCCAGATTTTAAGCAAATCATCGACATCATCCTGACAATGAACTATCCTATCGGATATTAACTTTGGTGTCCATTGCTTTTGACTTGTAGGAATTGCTGTTATTCCAGTATTTACACTGCATGATCCGGGATTTATTTTTCCAACCAATCCATATTGCCCAAAAATAGGGATATAACGATCCATTGTAATTCCAGTTACAATACCATGAACGTTACTAATTTCAGGAGCAACAAATGATTTTTCGAAAATCGCTTCCGATGCAGCCCTGGCTTCTTCGCTGTTTAAGGTCAGCGCACCAAAATCTATAGTACTTGCCATTTTTTATAAAGGTTTTAAATTTATTTTTTATTTTTATACGCTTTTCTAACAACCGTTACTTCATTTTCTTTTGGGGGGATATTAGCGTCAACACTACCTTTTGAAAATGATTTCTTAAAATTTATAAATTCCGTTGAAATATTTTTTATTTCGGTTTCAACTTTTGCACGGTATTCATCGTGAGATTTTTTCAAGTTTTCAATTTCGGTTTTAAGAGTTGAATTTTCAGTTTTTAAGGCTTCGTTTTCAGCAGTTAATTCGTTTGCTTTATCTTCTGTCGGCATAATTATTTCAGTCAATTTCCCGGATTCAAAAACGTATTGTGTACCATCACCGATAACGTATTTACCATCAGCGGGATTTCCTTCAACTGTAGCTGTAACACCAACAACGATTTGGCTGGCATCCGTTATATCTTCGCCAAAATCAAGTTCTTTACCGTTAACATCTTGAACTATCATATTTTTTATAATGAAGTTCTTTATCTTGTTCAGCATTTTTTCAAACACATTTAATTTTGTCTCAACTTGTGATAAGTCCATAATCTCAGATTTTATTAGGTTTATTAAATTTAACGTTTTTGCTTCATCAGGAGTTAGATAGATTTCATTAGACATTACTGACTGTAATCTATCTGAATTAATCCCTGTTATTTCTGTATATTTTGATAGTAAAATCTTTTGTTCGTTAAGTAAATCGTTAGCAGTTTTTTGCATCATATTTGCGTCTCCTGATACATCAGTATAAGGATTATGAATAAGAAAACGACTATTCATAGTCCCCCAACGGATAGGGGCAGCAAGCAATATAATTGTGGCAGCCGATGCACATACTCCAACCACTCCAATTTCATCGACTTTACCTTTTATTAAGTCGTGTATTGCCCATCCTTCATATAACGAACCACCAGGACTTGACAATAATAATTTACGATCAACAATAAAATCAGTTATATTGTTGATTGTTAAATCTCTGCCAATTATACCGGATGCTATTCTCATACAAAAATTATTTTAATTACAAAAATATGATACATTTTTTCTATAATATTTTTTTTATGAAATATTTCATAGTATATTTGCATCAACATCTATTTCACATAGAAGTTTTTTGGTTCAGACTGTTACATCGGGAGATATGACAGTCTTTTTTTAAATCTTACCTTATGAGTTACATAGAGATAACGAACGATAAAATATATCTTGGTTTAGAATTAAAAGAACGCAGAATAAGAATGAACGTTACTAAATCACGGATTAAAGTTTTATCTGGATTAGACTACAATACAATACGTTCAATCGAAACCGGTAAGACTGAATACACAATTGATTCTTTATTGTTATACCTCAATGCTATGAAGAAAATAAAAGATTTGAAAGACTTGAAATTAAACAAAAATACTGAAATGTATATCGTGTTTAATGACATTTCAGTATTCGAAAAAAAAGATAATAACCTGCAATTTTAAATCACTCCTAACTTTTCAGTATTAGTTTGTTTCATTTGTTTGTTCGTTACGTCATCCACCACCACGGCAGTTGTTGTAACGTTATTTGTACTTCTCTTATCTATAACAGTATTTTGCGCAATTATACCGGAGTTTATGTTTGTTGGGTTTTGATAACCCATAGATGAAGGAGCCATATTTGTTACTCTATTACCACTTGAAGTATTACCACTTGACGATAATGATGAACCTTTATTAACTGACATTAATTTTTCAGTTTGCACTATACCTTGGGCAATGGTTGCAGCTACGGCAGAAGCCCCAGCGATTAAGTTATAAGGGTAACTAAGACTTTGCGCTGATGTCCATGCTTTCATTGAACCAACATAGGTATCAACTGCTATTTGAACAAACCCAGCAGCCTTTGCAATCTCACTTTCTTCACCATACATTGTTTTTGTAATATCAACAATTGCGGAACTAAAATTTTTTGCAGCATCGTATTTAGATTCAAGTATTAATTTTTCAATTTCTGCTGTTTTTTTTGCAGCTTCTTCAATATCTTTATTATGTTTTAATTGCCTATCTAATTTTTGTTTTTTATTTTTTTCATCTAATTTTTTTAACTCTTCATCCAATTCTATTTCTATAATAGTAGATTCATGTTTATATTTTTGTAAATGTTCTGAATCTAAATCCATTTTTTCTTTTATTGCATCCTGTTGTTTTTTAGCGCTTTTAATTAGCCTTTCCTTTTCGATGTTTAAAATACTTTCATCATATAACTCACTTTCATTAATTAACCCTTTATTTTTTCTTTTTTCAATATCAATAGCATAATCTAAATTTTTTAATTTTCTGTCTAAATCTTCTTTAGCGAGTTTTGCTGCATCATGTGCCGCTTTTTTTTCTTCTTTGCTTTGTACTTCTATTACATCTTTTTTGCCTTTTACAGTTACTTCTTTATAATTATCAATATAACGTTTATTAGCTTCAGCTAAACTCATGTTGCCTGCTTTAAAAGCATCTATAAAATTTTGCATCATTAATTTTTTATATGTACTTTTTTCGTTTTCAATAACTTTTGTTTCAGTTAATTGTTGATAAAACAATTGTAATTCTAATGTTTTAACTTTTCTCTGTTCTGATAAGACTTTAGAATTTTGTATTTTTTCAGCATTTATAGCTTCATTATAATATTCTTGAACATCTTTTTTTGCACTTTCAATTAATTCGGGTGTAAATCCTAATAATACTACTTTATCTTTTGATATTCTATTAAATTCATTTCTTAGTGATATAAGTAAATCTTTATCGTCTTTTAACATCGCTTGTTGTATTGATGCGATAATAGAAAGTTGTTGCTTATATACTTCTGTATCAGCTTTTAATTTATTTAAATTTTCAATTTCTTTTTGATATGTTTCCTTGCCTGTTTGAAAAGCTATTTTTTTCTGATATTCGTTATTAACAGATTCTAATGCTTTTTTTAATTCATCATTACTTATTTTTTCATCACCAATTAGGTTTATAAAAGTTGGGTATTTATCTTTTAATTCTTTTATTAATCTATCTCTTTCTAAATTTCCCTCATTTAAATTAGTAATTTCATTCACTAATAAATTCATTTGCATCTGTTCATTTGCCATTGAATCAACTAAAGAATTAGTTGGCGTAATAACTGATATTATAGACGATGCTAAATTTGTAAATAAAGAAACTGTTTTACCTAAAAATCCATCTCCGTTATCAATAGATAATATTAAAGCATCCCATTTGTTATTTAATTGTTGCATATTAAATGCTAACCCTTTAGTATTTGTTTGGCTTTGTTCAAATGCTGTATTTGTGCCAGTCATTGCAGCTGTCAATTTATTTAATTTTTCTTCATTTTTAAATAAAATTGTTGCAACATTAACTTGCTCTAAACCAAATTTTTTAGCAATTGCTGCACTGCTATCAGCTATATTTGCATTATTTTGAATTGCTTTATTTAAATCGAATACACCATTAGTGTAATTCTTTGTATCACCTTGTAATTTTATTAATAACGTTTTAAATCCTGTTCCTGCAATTTCAGCGGTTAATCCTTTTTCCGCAAAAATTTCTAATGCCGCCGCTGTTTGTTCTATACTCATGCCTGCATTACTTGCAGTTGTACCGGCTTTTATCATTGCTTCATTTAAATATGGAATTTCCCCTGCTCCAAATTTTGCTCCGGCTGCCAAAACGTTAATATATCTACCACTTTCTTCAGCAGGTGCGTTAAATTGATTCATTGTTTGCGTCAATGCTTTAACTGCATCATCTAACGGTAAATTTCTTCCACCTGCCTGACTAAGTATAATTGCATTTTTTGTAACTTCTTTTAATGCCTCTGAATTTTCTAATAACTCTGGCTTTGCACTACCAACTTTTTGAAATGCTAATAATATTTCATTTGCAGATTTATTTATCTTATTTCCGCTTGCATCAACTGAAACGCTCATTTCAATAGCTGCATTTTCTAACGCTTTTAATCCTGATCCTGTTACACCTGTTATTGCGCTCAATTCATTTGATGCTGTTTGAAAATCTTTTATAACGTTTAATGTACTTGCAAATGTTGATGCAAGTGTTTTTGCAGCCATAAACGCTCCTGTAATCCCTGCTGTAATTTTAAACCAACCTTCTTGAATAAACGCAAACGGATAATTACCAACATTGCGCCTTGCATCTCCTGTCGCTCTTTCTTCTGCTTTTATAATTTCAGTTAGCCTTAATTTTTCCGCTGCCAGTTTTTTTACTTCTTCACTATTTTCACCATAAATTAAAGTCATTTTTGCCCATTGCGCCGAAACAACTGATAACGCTAAACGTGCTTTTTCAATAGTATTATTTTGAATATTTTGTGCTTGTATTTGTTTTTGTGTTATATTTTCCCATGATCTTTTTTCAGCATTTAATGCCTTTAATTCAGCTTCATATTTAGCCATTAATTCTAAATCAGTTTTATCAGCTTGACTTTTTTTTTCATTTAATTTTACTATTTCTTCTTTAAGTCTTACTGTTTGCTTAATTGCCTCATCAGTTGAAAGATTAACATCAATCAATATACTTTTTTCAGTTGTTTCAGCCATAATACGTTATATATTAAATACAATTTTTAAAATTGAAGATTGTTGAGATTTGTTTAAAAATATATATTTTTCATTATACATTTCTTTAGATATAATATCAAATAATTCTTTATTACTATTATAAATATTATAATTTAAATCATTACTAATATTAATATCTTCATTAAACGGATATATATCAATTTTTAAATCCATACATTTATTAATAATTTAAGGGATATATTTTATTTTTTAATATGTAAATACTTCTCCTGTACCGTCTGTAAATTCTACATCGTCACCATCTACCCAAGCATTCTGCGTTATATTATTGTTATTAGGTATTTTGCGACTAACTTGAACCAATTCCAAAGTCGTTGCGTCAAAAGATTTCATTGGATTATAACCCGTTATCCGATTGATATAGAATGATCCACCAAGTTGCTCGAAATAATATTGATTGAAAAAATTTAAGTTTTTGATTTCTTCGGGCGTAATCCATTTTTCAACTTCATAATAACGTGGATATTGTAAAATGTTATATAATAAACCATAATCACTAAATGAAATAGGATCTGGTTCTAATTTATAAGGTAACACAGACAACCAATCCAAATAATAAAAAGAACTATAAACAGCTATACATGATGTTGTACTTCGACCTAAATATTTTAAAAACACAAAATTATTAAATGCTTTATCATCAGATAAATTTGTCATAAAAGAATCTTGAAATAAACTATAATAATTTGTAGGGTAGAATGCATCTATTTCAATTATATTACCTTCAGGTTTTAAATTTTTATTTTTACTATATATTGAATAGCCACCAGTTGTTTTATTAACTCCATCAAAAACCTCTTTATAAATTATATTATTTTTTGTATAATCTGTGAAATTTGGTTTATGTTTTTTAATACTTTTAAAATTATTAGACCAATCAATTATATTAGTATTATCATAAGAATCTATTTCATTAAATTTATATAATCTTATTAATGTTTTATTTTCATTATTAAATTCTTCTTTTACAATCCAGTTAAATTTTTGACAGCAAGCAATTAAGAAATCATAAGCCGTTTTATTTGCTTTATCTTGTGTATCTTGTTTTTTAGCGAATGCCCTATCACCATCAACTATATCAGATCTTATTATAAAAGCCCATTCGCAAACTACATCTTTCTGTAGGTCAGCAGGTGTTACTATTGACTTTACATATACTAATATTGATGGACAAAAAATGTATGATTCATCAAATGTACCACCACCTGATTCTAACGGATTACCAGAATAACTACTAATATCAAATTGCAATAAATCAGTTCCTAAATAAGTTTTATAATACCAATTTATTGCATTAAACATATATCCTGTTTTTATAGAGAAACGTCCCCCATATCCGTTAGAATTTTCATCAGTAAAATTATCATAATAAAAGCATAACGTTGTTATATTATATTCAAAGTTCCCATCTATAAATAATAAATCTCCTTCACATCTACCTAATATACGATAATCTACATCATTTTTTGTTCCTGATTCATCTATCTCAGCATTATAAAAATTAGTTATATAATCACCATGTATTAAATCTAAATTATTTGCTA